GGACACGCGGGGGTCCCCGACAACGAACGCTGCGACGCACTGGTGAGGGCCAAGATCGCCGAGTGCAGAAAGCTGTAAGTGTTTGGGACCAGTGCGGCTCGAACGCACGACCTGCTGCTTAGAAGGCGGACAACGGCAGCATATTGGTACCTTTTATTGTCATGCATTATTAGACGCATAGTATTCTATTAGTATATATAAAATGATTTTACGAATGCAAGGCATAAGACGCTAATTTTATCCATGAACGCCGTATTTGATAATAGACAAGCGTTTCGGGTACCATAGCGGGTACCATACTGATTAAAAAACCACGACCTGCTGCTCTTTGGAAAAACCGTTCAAATTTGAAGTAGAAAATTCCCGGCTCGACGGTGCTTCAATCGTCCGATATACTGAGACTCATGGCGACCAAGCGCATCTACCCTCCCCAGGACAGAGACTCGCGTCCAAAGATCGACGTACCGATGAGCGTTAGGCTCTTCGACCTGATAAAGCAGTCCGCCCATGAGCACGACCGCGGCGTATCGAATGAAATCAGGTGCGTGCTCTGGGAGCACTATACTGGTGAGATCGTGGAGGAAATTCCGGATTTCTCCGGTAGTTCCCTTCCTGGAGATCCAAATTATTCACCCGCCGCCGGCCGCGCCCGTGTAGATGTCTCGATGACATCCTCCCTGCGATCAACAATCCAGGACCATGCCAGGCAAAGCGGCAGATCCCGCAGCGGCGAGATCCGCGTGATTCTATGGTCGCACTATCTCGGAACGATCCCGGGGGATGACTTTTCGGGGTATTAGACGATATCAAGGGGGCCCGGCTTGCGGGGCCGGCCACCCTTCTTGCCGTTCTCACGGCTGGATGCGGTCTTGGCCTTAGACTTTACCGATCCGCCCTTGCGGCCAAGGAGGGCTGCGGGAGATGAAAGCGCTTCAAGTCCGTCCCGGTATCCAAGCCCGCGCTGCGCTCTTGAATCATCCAGATCATCCGCCAGCGACAACCACAATTCATGTTCGGCGTCGGTCCCGAAACTCTCCCCATGGTGGGCGCGCCGCAAGCCTCGCTCATACCCCATCCAATACTCTGATTTTTGCGGTTCGACCGACTTCATTATTCTTGCGCGGTTCATTTCCGATTCAAATCTCATGATATTTTACTCCTGAGTGCGGACAAAATCTTTTTCGTATCTTTTCTGTTTAAAAAAATGCGACAAATCGTCGCATCTCAATAATATTCGGTAATCATTTCTATGATTGAGGTTATTTTCGCATCAACCTCATCTGATGTACCAGTAAAAACATAGTTTTCGCCTTTTACAAATGACGATCCGCTTACAAACATTTTCTTGTATCCGAACTTTGTAAAATCATTACCCATTGATTTCTCAACCGGGATAATGCTAGCAAATTCAGCGCCAACCGCTTTTGCACGAATGCCGCGAACCATACTGCTGTCTAACGTAATCGGGCTCATTTTCATCTTGTATCTCCTCTCTCACTGTCTGAGTATAATATATACCCAATCGCTTAGGTTGTAAATAGCTAATCAGTTAGGTTTCTACTATTTTCGTCGATTTTTTACAGTTTTTTCACTCTTCACAAACCTTCTGCAACTAAAAATTACAACTAGTTACAAGGACATTACAAAAATAATTCCTTATGGCATAACGAATGTTGCAGAAATTACGAAGATTACAAACTCCGGGACATATCCCCTGCGTATGCGTATGTGTGTGCGTGCGTGTACGCGCGTGTGCGCGCTCACGCGCATGCGTACGTATATGTATGTATGTAATGTAATGTTGTAATATATCTATCTATCTATCTATCTATCTCTTATTATACAAGGAATTAGGGATGTTGCAAAAAAGATTACAAAGGGGTTACAACGGTTACAAAATTAACAACTTGATATGATAGGATCTAAATCCCTATTCCTTGACGTATTCTATAGCCATGGAGCAGATCCAGGTCACAGTAAAATCGAATCTCGCCATGCAGCTCGCGCTTGACCCGAAGACTTATACCAAGGTCGCCGGCCAGGCGCTCAATGACATGGCCTTCGCGTTTCAGAAAGCTGCACCAGGAGAAGTTTCAAAAGGACATCACGTCCGCGGGTCGCTGGTTGCTCACTCCTTCGGTGTAGCGAAAAACGAAGGACGTAGCCTGGCAGAAATTCAGGCTACGGCATTTTCAATTGCTAGGGATCGATTCTCGGGATGGACTGAGGAATACGAAAAGCGCGAACCCCTACGAGACAGGTCATTCACCCTTTCGGCTCGCAAAGGTGACATCGACAGGATTACCGAGAAGACAGCCCGAGCTGGAATTGAGATGCCTGCACCGAAGGATTTTTCAGGATTGACTATGGCGGCCATCATTTCCATTATCGGGCGCCATCCCTCCACAACCGCCAAATCGAACGGTCTTTTCATTGTGGGCGGCGGACATGGTTATACGCCTGGAATATATAAAATAGCTAATGCGCAGAAGCTTAAACACAACAAGAAGGGTATGGTCCGCATAGGCATGGGAACTAATCCTAATGCCGAAGAAGCTCGCTATCCTCACATCACCATGTTACAGATGCTCAAGCGCCCACCCAAGGCAAAGCGCAAGCTATACGACTGGGCTAAAGGCGCTGAGAATAAGGCGTTCTCGAATGAGGAGCGCATATGGATGCGAGCCTTTGATAAGGGAGGATTATAATATTATAATATATATAATTAAAATTAAAACAGTGATGCGATAATCACAACTAAATGCGATACACGGCACCACCCTGCACTATATGCCAAGGTACTGTGGCGGGTGGTGGGGTATAGCAAGCGCTGCAGGTCGCGAAGCCCTTTCTTTCGCACCTGCGGGGCCTTGTAACATGTAACATAATCCTAGGGTCTGGCCAGCCCCGCCCTATGCAACACTGGTTACATGCCACGAATCAACGCTAACCAGGCTGAGCAAAAATACAAAATCGCCCGCATGACTGTAGGCCGCTGGATCAGAGCCGGGAAGATTGCCGCCGACGGCGACCGAGAGGTAGATGAGGACGAGCTTGTCGCACTCATTGAAAAATCTAAAGCGCAGAAGCCGCACGCCACAATTGCTGAGAAAAAATCCCGTCGTCCCATCGTCGGGTTCACTCTCCCAAAGAGCCCTGAAGTATCGCCTTCCGTCCCCCCTCCAGCGGTTCATAAAGCCCCCGCCTCCAAGAAGCCAAGCTCTTCGTTTCCCCGCGGGCGGGATGCCCTTCCTGTGGGACTCGTAGTAGGAGGCGATCTCCTTCCGGGGCGCCAGGGCTCATCTGGTATTGAGCGTCCCGACTCGGACGTGTCCGTCCAGACAAAAGAGGCCGATCTCGGCTGGAAACGATATCGAGCCCGCAACGCCAAGCTGCTCTACGAAGAGAAAAAACTCAAGCTGCTTCGCATTGAAGCAGTCCTCCATGCTTTTAGCCAAATTAAAGCCGCCTTGGATTCTTTGCGCACCTATGGCGAGCGCGAGGGGCCGGCTCTCCTTGCTTTCGCCCGGGATCCAATCACCACCGAAGCTGCCATGATCTCTCGGCTGAATGCCGATCAAGACCGGAACGGTCGCGACATCATCGACGCAGTTTCCCGCCAACTTATTGCGCTTAAAAAAGAGTCCAAGGAAGCCGCTGATTCTGAGCCGCTACCCGAGCCCGGATCGGATCCTGAAACGGACGGCAACTCATGACCTCCGACATCGTACTACCTCGCGGCTGTTCTGTTGACGACTGGAACCGATCGATCGACGATCTGCTTGAGCTCGTACCAACGCTCTGGCCCGAGATGCCAAACCTCCCACCCTCGGCTTACGCCGCCCGCCACCGCATCATGCCCAAACCATTCGCGGGGCCCTGGTCGAACGAGCGCACGCCCTACCTGGTCGAGATGATGGACGACATGGGGCCTCAATCTCCCATCCAGGAGGAGTATGCCCTGAAGGGACATCAGATAGGGTTCACGGCCGCAAGCGAGAACATCCTCCTGTACTGGATGGACTACAATCCCACGTATCTGCTCTATGTTTCCTCAACTGACGATGCGCTGAAAAAGTGGATGTCCGAACGTCTGGAGCCGGCCATCGATTCAGTCCCTGGCTTGCGGGAGAAGTTTATAGCTCCGGCCAGCGTCGCCCGCGGCGGCTCCCGCCAGACTGGTGATACTACCAGGTCGAAGCAGTTCATTGGCGGTGCTCTCGACATGGCTTCGGCCCAATCTCCTGCAAGCCTGGCATCGCAGACGAAGCAGCTTGTCATCTTCGATGAGATCGACAGAGTCCCTGCCTTGCTTAAAACGGGCGAGGGCAGCTTCCTTGATGTCGGCAAGGCCCGCACCGATTCCTTCGGGAAGCGTCGTAAAATCCTTGGTTTTTCAACCCCCACAACCTATGAGTCGTCCCTGATTTGGCAGAAATACCTTGCGGGAGATCAGCGCAAGTATCTTGTCCCCTGCCCCCATTGTGGCAGAGACCAGGAGCTTGTCTTTTCTTTCGGGGAGATGCGCCACGGGCTCAAGGGCGACTTCAAGGCCGGAGAGTTCCAAAAGGCTTTCTACATATGCGAATTTTGCGGAGAGCCTATTTTCGACTACCACAAGCCCCGTATGCTATCTGCAGGGCACTGGGAACCTACCGCAAGATCCTGCTATCCCGAATACCGAAGCCGACACATTTCAACCCTCTACGCGCCCCCTGGTATGACCGACTGGGATGGGCTCTACCGAAAATATCAGGAAGCTCAGGCCACGCCTGACGGTATGCGGACCTTTACTAACTTGGAGCTTGGCCTCCCCTACCAGGAAGCGGGATCCAGGCCGAATCTCAAGACGGTCATCTCGCTGCGAGGTGGGTACCACGAAGGCCAAATCCAGCAAGGAGCCCTTTATCTCACCATGGGATGCGACGTCCAGCGCGGATCGAATACTGATACTAAACTTCCGCCCCGTATTGAGCTCGAGGTCCTCGCCCACGGCGCCGGCTATCGTTCCTGGTCCGTCTGCTACAAGGTTTTTGCAGGAGATCTCGGGGATCCCTATGAGGGTGCCTGGGAAGCGATGTACCAATGGGTATGTGGAAACCCCACCTTCTTGCGTGCTGACGGTATGGGTTTCCCTGTTTCGATGGGCTTGGTTGACTCCGGCGATGCTGCCGACGGCATGGATGAGATCATCGCCCGATTCTGCGGCCGCATCGTCAACCTCTATCCTTCGAAGGGCTTCAACTATCTCAAGGTGCAAGCTCGAGAAAAGGGGGATATCCCTGGTAAGCAGGATTTCAAGCGCTATCGAAAAGCGATTATGGGGGGGACCGGTCTTCCCCTCTTCGAGATCTCCACGAACTACTTCAAGGACGCGCTCTATAATCGGCTCGAAATCAAACGCCAGCCCGTGGATCCGCAGCGCGCTGGGTTCTGCGACTTCCCCACAGAATACGGTGACGAATACTTTGCACAGCTCACCGCGGAGGAAAAGCTCACGTCGGGAGAGAACAGCGGGGCCTACCGAAAGACTCGATCCAGGAACGAGTCACTCGACTGCCGGATCTACGCCATGGCCGCCGGCGAAGCCTATCTTGATACTCTCGTCGAACAAAAGAAAAACGAGGCACGAGCGGCTCAATGGACAAGACTGGATATCGATAAGATCGACCATAGATTTATCCTGCGCTGGCTGGAAAATCTCTGCGCATGGCGTGGTGTACAACCATAAGTGTAAAAAGAAGGCCGCCCGGGGAAGGAGTTGAAACCCGGACGGCCAGAAGGAAGGTGGAGAAAGCTGAGACCGTATACTACAACGGGCCGAACTCGGTTGACCCTAGGATAAATTATCCTAGGGTTTTCATGTCTTGCTCTGAGGCATTCTGTGTCGTATGAGCGATCTGTCGGATAGCGCAAACCCGAATATCAGCCCCGGCGTTGGGCAGCAGATGTCGAGCCTCCCGGCCACTGTCTATGGCCGCTATGCTTCCGAGATCGTATTTTACACTACCCTCATCCAAACCCTCGAAGCCCAAATCACCGCCATCGCCGCCTCCACCGCCGAGGAGTACGACATTACCTCGGGTGACGGCCGTCATAAGGTCAAGCGTCGATCGCTCCAGGAAGTCATCGCCGACCGCAACTCCGCCGCCGCCCAGCTTCGGTTCTATGAGCAGAAGAACTATGGCCGCGGCATAATGAACCTGAACCTGAGGCGCAAATGAGCCTAGCTGACGTCATCTTCCCTGGCCGTGTAGCAGCTATTCGGGCAGAGGAACAGGCCAGCGCCCAGGCCACTCTCGCTCGAGAGCATGCCCAGGCTGCCCAGGCCATCCAGGGCCTCCGGGACTATGTCCGTAAGGCCGTCACCCAGCCTACGCTCAACCCCGGTGCAACCTATGGTTCTGCGGGCGCCCCAGGCGCGTGGGCGTCCTGGACCCGATCGAACGGCGCCAAGTGGCCCGGCGGCATGGGGAACCCCTACGGTGGCCTTTCACTCAACCATTTCGCTCTCAGACAACAGGCCCGCGACGTCTATCACGATTCGACACAGGCCCATGCCATGGTGGACCGCTTTGCCGATACAACCGTCGATTCGGGGCTCACACTTGAACCGGAGCCCGATTACGAAATGCTCGGCATCACGCAGGCTCAGGCGGAGGACTGGCGTTCCCGAGTTCGATCGAGCTTTCACCTATGGGCCATGTCGAAGCTTCAGCACCGCAGCAAACAATACAACTTCTACCAGGCACAGCACCTCTACGCCATCGAGTCCGAGCGCGATAACGACCAGTTCACACGGCTGTACTACAACTCGTCCTCCGACCTTCTCAACCCCCTCCAATTTGAGCTCCTCGACGCCAACCAGATCCGCGGTGACGCCATTACGGCGACGAACATCATCGGGAAGTTCCCCGACGGAATCACGCGCAACCCGGACGGATCGGAGAAGTCATACGACATTTGGGTCCAGGATGGAGACTATCAATTCGAGACCGTGACCATCCCTCGGATCGGCGAGAAGTCTAAGCGGGTCTTCATGCTCCACGGCTTCGTCCCCGCTTACGCTGGCCAGGGCCGGGGCTATGCCGGGATAGGCGAGATCGTTCAGGAATTTGAACTCATCGCCGACTTTGCCCTGTCCCATGAGAAGCTTGCCGTCAATCAGAGCCAGATGGTCATGTACGTCAAGCCGAGCGACAAAAACCCTGCATCCAACCCCTTCGAGTCCCTTGGGCAGACGCCAATGGGGCCGTCCGTTATCCAGGCGGGTGCCCCCGGCTCAATGTCGGGCGTCGCCGTCAACGGCGTCACGAGTTCCCCCCTTGGCGCAGGCGTCGCCTTCACCCCCATCGAGGAATCCGTCCTCAAGACCCCAGGCTCAATGGTTGTGGCCAACCTTGCCGAGGGGGAATCCCTCGACACTCTGAGAAGTACCGCACCGTCTCCGCAGTTCGAAGCGTTCCTAGATGGCATGATGTCCTACGTCTGCGCTAGCCGCGGGATGCCTCTCGAAGTCCTCAAGATGGCTTTCAACAACAACTACAGCGCATCAAGGGCTGCGCTTCTCCTTTTCTGGCGCGTAGTCCAGATGCGCCGCGAGCATATCGCCGCTGACCTCCTCGACCCCATCTACGAGATGTGGCTCTCCGAAGAGATCGCGGCCGGCCGTGTGACCTGCCCCGGATGGCAGGACCCCCGCTTGCGCCGCGCGTGGCTCGCCTGCCGGTGGAACGGTACACCGATGCCGAATATCGACCCGAGCAAGTCTGCCCAGGCTGATCTTCTCTACGCCAAGATGGGCGCCCAGACCTTCGACGATATCGCCCGGAACTTCAACGGCAGCTCAGGGAAGGCCAACCGCGCCAAGATGGCCACGGAGCTCAAGGAGCTCGAGGCCTCAGGCATCAACCCCTTCAACTCCACGGGAGCCATCGACCAGGCAGATGATGAGTCTTCCGAGCCTGTACGTCCGAAAAGCTCGGACAAGAAGCAAACGAAACAAGGAGCGCAAGAATGAACATAAACGGCAGATTCGATGGCCGGAATATCATTACCAAGGGCCGCTGCGCCGCGACGCTCACCTCCGGCTTCGTTGATGTCGGTGGCGCCGCCCTCCTCCTTGACCAGCAGGCCTTGCTGGGGATCCCCGCGAAGCTGGGCATCTCCAGCTCGAGCGTAAGAGATTCGGCTGCACAAACCTTGTCCGCAATAGGAGGGACCTCGCGCTCCTGGTACGGCATCTGCTGCGACTTGACGGGGGCTCTGTGGGCTACGGTTAACGGCGGGGACATCTACAGGTGCCCCCCCGGATCGACCACCTTCACCGCGATCGGGGGAACCTCGCGAAACTGGTACGGGATCTGCTGCGATCCGTCGGGAACCCTGTGGGCTACGGTCGTCTCTGGGGACATCTACACATGCCCGGCGGGATCGACCACTTTCACCGCGATTGGGGGGACCTCTCGCACCTGGAGCGGGATTTGCTCCGACCTGGCGGGGAATATCTGGGCCACGGTCAACGGTGGGGACATCTACATGTGCCCGGCCGGTTCGACCACCTTCACCGCGATCGGGGGCGCTTCTCTAGGTTACGCCGGGATCTGCTGCGATCCCTCGGGCAACCTCTGGGCTACGGTATCTGGCGTCGCAATCTACAAATGCCCGGCGGGTTCGTCGACGTTTACTTCGATCAGTGGGACGTCTCGCGGATGGTACGGCATCTGCTCCGACCCCTCAGGGAATATCTGGGCGGTAGTCAACAGCGGGGACGTCTACAAGTGCCCGGCAGGCTCGACCACCTTCACCGCGATAGGGGGCGGTCCCCGGTCATGGTGGGGCATCTGCTCCGACCTGGCTGGGAATATCTGGGCCTTCGTCAACGGCGGCGACATCTACACGTTCCCCGGATTCGGTGCCCGCACGCTTTTCCTTCTTGGCCTTGGGGCGACAGGACAGTTTCAGACAGAGACCATTGCCCTGAATGGCCAGAGCGTTGTCACGACGGTTAATACCTGGTACCGCCTCTTCTTCGCTCGGTGCTTGACGACGGGCACGGATCTTGCAAATGCCGGAGACCTCTACATCGTCAAGACAGGGACTGGCGGCACGTATACCAACGGCGTCCCCGGGGTATTCACCATCGCGTCAGCCATCCTGAAGATCCTCCTTGGCGCTACGGACGGGGGAAGTACCTGGTACACGACGCCGTTTTATGACCCTCGGCCCGTTAAGATCCCGGCACTCCTCTGGCAGGTCGACCAGATAGATGTCTCCATCAATACCGCTGCGGCTGGCGGGATAATCGTCCTTCTCGCGCGAGACCTCGCCAACAACGAGGCCCCCATCCGCGAGGAAGCGTTCTATCTGCCCTCGACGGGGGGAACGTTCTCCTTCGATCTGAGGAAGTACGAGCTCATCTACGGTCCGAATACGGACATCAGGGTCCTGGTCATGACCAACACCGCCGGCGCCGTATCCGCTGGAATGTCGATCACCAAGCTCAACTACTAGGAGACACAGGATGGCCCCCCTGCGAAAGTTGCCGGAAACCGACCACGACATTCTGATCAGCATGTGGACGACCCTCGTCGGCACCAACGGCGAGGGACTCCTTGGGAAGTTCGAGAAGTTCAGCGAAAAAACGGATTTTCGCCTGTCCGCTGTTGAACAGAAACTTCCAAGCATGTGGACCCGCCAGGATCACGACAAATCCAAGGCCGCTGAGATTGAAGATGCGGGCATAGCGAAAAAACGTCGCAAGGTAAGCACGCGAGAATGGATCCTCATCGCCATGACGTTTATCGGCCCTATCGCCGCCGTGCTCATCAAGTAGGAGCGCGGCATGATCTACCAGACTGACGACGAATTCGAGCCTGACGTCAGGCATTCGGGGTGCTATTTCATTTCGCTGATTTGGCAACTCAATCGCCACTTCGGTATCCCGCTTCTAGATCATAAAGTCATCGAAACCATATACAACACGGAAGAGCACTGCGACGCCAACAACAACGGCGTCACCGATATGAACCCCGAGGCATTCATCGCAGATCCTCAGGGGGTGGTCGATTTCATCGTTCCGGGTAAGGTCCAATTTGTCGGAATGGCTGCGAAGGACTACCAGTGTAAGCCCAATGAGTTCGCAATTCAGTGTTGGTACAACCCCGCCACGAAGTTCCACCATTTTGTCGCTGAGGTTGATGGCAAGGTCGGCTATGACCCCATCGAGGGAGGCAGCAGGACCGTAAGGGAAGGCGCCATCGAATCCAAGCGCATCTATATAGATTTGACTATACCGCTGATGGTGTGATCGCATGAAAAGGATACTTATTTTTATTGCGAGATTCATCCTCGAGATTTTTACCGACACGCAGAACCGCCCGGAGATCAAGGTCATCCTGGGCGTCCCCATCATCATCATCGCCGTCGTTTATGGACTCGTGACAGGAGACTGGAAGGTTGGTTTCCTCTACCTCTCAGGGCTGGGCGTAGGGCTCATCGGCGGGACGGCGATAACCGATGCAGTCCTGGACAATCGCCGCGGCCCCGGCCCCTCGGGCCAGGAGTAACAATGTGCGGAAATATTTCGTTGTCTTCGCTGCGGGCCTCTTGGCCGGCCTTGTCCTTGCGGCGGGGCTGGGCTATCTGCTGCTGTATCAGCCTCTTGCTGTTGCTCACGCCAAGGATCTCGAGCGCGCAGACCACCTCGCCAGCGCCTACGCCTCCGTTGTCTCAGCAGGGGACAACCTTGCTCGAGATCTCCGAACTTCTCGTGACGCGACTGACCGAGCGACAATCGCAAGCAGAAACACAAGCGCAGAATTCGCAAAATATCGAGCAGGCATTGAACAGCGTGACCGCGAACGACGCGCAGAGCTCGACCGCATCATCAGCGCAGTCAGTCAAAGTGCAATCAGGGCTCAATCTATCGCAAGCGGAGCTTCTGGCGATCTCGAATTGGCTCGGGATCTCCGTGACAGACTTCGCATCTTTGTCGAAGGCCTTGGAAAACTACAAGCAGCAAGTAGCCCTTAACCTCAAGGCCGTGGAGAAAGAACGAGATGCCGCGCTCGTGGTGGCGAAGCTCAACGGAATTTACTTGAAAATCGGCATTGGCGTCATCAGCGTCGCGGGGATCTATGAGGGCGGCCGCGCCCTGAAGTGGTGGAAATAGTGGATTTCACCAAGCGCATGCTCAGCAACCAAGACCAAACCATATTCTACGTGACGTCTAAAGTTATCCTAGGGTCCGCCCCTCTTTGCCCTGTGGTAGCGTTCCCCTGATGAGATTCCAATTGTGGGCCATGGAGCCGTCCTACCTCGAAAACTGGCTGTCGCGCCGTGAGAACATCACCGCCGAAGCCATCGCGGCATTCCTTGCCCGCACTCCCGACGACGAAGACGACGACCCTCTTGACGACATCCTCGACATCGATGGCTCGACCGCGACCATCCGCATCTGCGGACCCCTCTCCCAGTCTGGCCCCTCCAGGTGGGACCGCTACTTCGACGGCGCCGACGCCGGCACCGGATACCAGCAGATCATCGACGCCTTCGACGAGGCCGAGACCACTCCGGGCGTCGACAATATCACCGCCAAAATAAATACTCCTGGCGGAGATGTTGCCGGCGGCGATCTGGTTTGGCAACGCATCCGCGCCTGCAAAATTCCCGTCACCGCCGAGTCCCACGGCATGATCGCCAGTATGGGCTTTTGGATCGCATCCGCATGCACGAGAATCGTTGCGACCTCTCCCTCTGATTCCATTGGCTCAATTGGCATCAAGATCGCAGGAATTGACGATACCGAATACCTCAAAGGCCTTGGGCTTAAACGTGTCGAGATTTTCTCGAAAAATGCGTCCAACAAAGCCGCAAGCGTCTCCACCAAGGCCGGCCGTGACATCCTCCAGGAACGCTGTGACGCCCTCGAGCGCTGCTTCCTGGATCGCGTAGCCGAGGGCCGTGGCGTCACCGCCGACTATGTCGCGCAGAACTTTGGCCAGGGCGGCCTCCTTCTCGCCCGCGACCCCGATCCGACCCGCGCTAGCGCCATCGGCGTCAAGATGATCGATGGCATCATCAACCTCCACGCTCAAGCCAATGCTGCACCCACCCAAGGCCCTGCCACTACCTTCGCCCTAGCGTCCGAATTGATCGGACATGATCAAGTCTCTGACCCCGCGCCCAACGCGGGCAGCCATAACCAGGAGGGTAAACCCATGACGTTCGAAGAGTTCATGGCCCAGAACCCCGACGCCCGCGCCCGGCTCGACCAGATGAAAGCCGATGCGAGGTCTGAGGGATACAAGGCCGCCAAGGCCGAGACCGCCCGCGTAGGCGCGATTCTCGCATCCGACACCTACAGCGCCAACAAGATTGTCAAGGCGAAGGCGCTCGCGGCCCTCAAGGGCGAGGCGTCCATGGAGGCGCTCGAGTCCGTCGTCACCATGGCCGACATGCTCGCCGAGCAGACCAAGTCCGACGCCGCCGCGGCCGAGCAGGAAAGGCAGGAAGAGACGGCGGCTCAGGCCGACCAGACTCAGCCCATCGACGTGACCAAACTCACCGCCGAGGGCGTCGCCAAGCTCACCAAAGAGCAGCTCGCGGCCTTCACGCCCACGCAGCTCGCGATGGTCGAGCGTATCTCCCTCGGCCTCGCCGTCGAGAAGAAGGAGTAAGCCATGGCTATACAGAACTCCGGAACCAACAATATCGCCCCCCTGATTCTGGGAAACAATCCGAAAATCCGCGAGCAGGAGATCATCAAACAGGATGCCTCCCGCACAGTCCTCCTGGCGGCCGGCACCGTCATGGGCCTCATCGCCGCCTCGCAGAAGTGGATCCCCGTAACTTCCGCGACCGTCGCCAACACGGACGGTTCGGCCTGGCGCTTGGGCATCCTTCTCCAGGACATTTCCGCCGCAGCGCTCGCGGCCGCCGACGTGACGGCCATGGTGCTCATCGGCGACGCGATCGTCGATTCGAACCTCCTGGTCTTCGACAAAGGATCCACGGGATCCCTCACGGCCCAGGCCCTCACCACCACCATCGGCTCGGGCGTCATCTACGCCACGACGATCCAGGAACGCCTCGAGGGGTACGACATCTTCGCCGCAGCCACCGTCGCCGCCTCCGCGGTCGAGAACTAAGCCGAATAGGCACAGGAGAAACAAATGCCCACCCCCATCGTACTGGATTTCGTCTCTCGCCAGATGGCGAATCTCTTCGACGAGAAGAATATCATCGACCTCCCGACCGCAGGTCAGGCGCTCTTCGGAGACCCCCGCGACGGCTCCATGACGGTCTTCTCGCCCAGCTCCCTCGATGTCGACATCGAGATCATCCGCGGCAACGAGCGCCTCGCCGCACTCGTGCCCCGCGGCGGCGTCGGCCGATTCCTGGGAACTCTCGCGGCGACCCAGCCCCATCAGGACATCCAGGTCGGTATCGAGTCCTACTTCACCCGGACCTTCCCCCTCGCCGAAGAGGAAGTCAACATCACGGCCCATCAGATCCTCTTCCGCGTTCCCGGAGAAGGCCCGTTCGAAGGCCGTGCCCGCACCGAGCGTTTCCGGACGCTCGCGACCAAGGGATACCACGAGGCCATGCGCCGCCTCATCCGCCTCGACGAGTATCTCGCCTGGCAGTCCCTCCTCACCGGCAAGCAGCCCTCAATCCTTGGCAACACGGCGGATGTCTACGACTTCCGCAGGAACACGAACCTCATCGTCACGCCGACGTACACGTGGTCGAACGCCTCGGGCGTCCCTCTCACCGACATCGACGCGATGTGCGACAAGATCCGTGCCTACGGCAAGATGGAGGCCGACACCATCATCCTCGGAGGCTCGACCTTCCAGGCGCTGACCCAGGCCGTGCAGCTCATCACCAGCCAGTACGGCAACAAGCTCTACTACAACCTGGTCGAGCTCGACAAAAACTACAATGCCGACGGCAAGTACAACAGGCTCATCGCCGGCGGCATGAAAGCGCGCGGAACCCTGCAAACCCCCAAGGGCTACAACCTGACGATCTTCACCTACATCCAGGGCTATACGAACACCTCCGGCACCTTCACGAAGTACATGACGGACAACTCGGCGCTCATCACCGCGATGAACGCCCGGTCCGACCGGTACTTCGGCCCGCCCGAGCGCCTGCCCATGACGAACCACGACCTCCAGCTCTTCATGGAGCGCATGGGCTTCAACCCCACCCTGCCCCAGCTCCCCATGAACGTCATGGCCGGCGACGGCGTCATCCTTCCCGAGACGTTCTTCGTCGACATGTACGATGCGGGCGACCTGAAAAAGACGACCCTGAGAGCGCAGCACGCTCCCATCTTCGCCACCACCATGACCGACTGCTACGGCGTTCTCAACACCCTGGCGTAGGTCCGAGTTTCGGAAAACAGGAGACGTACATGCTCGTCTGGAAAGGCCCTGGCGTTCTCGAGGATTCCCCCGGCCACGTCGTGGCCTATCCGGGCGAGAAGTACCCCGAGTCGAAGGTAGACGCTCGAATCCGGGATAAACACATCGCTGAAGGTAAAGTCGCAGATCTCCATCCCGGCGAGCGACTTCCCGAGCACATGACTCGAATCAATTCCTAGCGCACTAAGGAGGTGCTTATGTCCGCGTCCACCAATTTTCTGCCTATTCTCTGGAAGGGTCCCGGCATCAAACAGGACAAGCTCAAGGGCGTCCTCGTTGTCTACCAGCCCGGAGACATCATCAAGGATTCCGACACCCTCGATGCGGCTACCGTCGCCAAGCTCATCGAACAGGGACATGCCCGGAAGTACGACCTCGATCGCAACGGCCAGATCAGACCGCTCCCTGGCGAGATACTCCCCCGCGGGGATCTGTCCGATGAAGAGATCGACCAGGAAGTTTGTGACGCAGAGCAGAACGCCGAGGTGAGCGCCAACCTCCTGAAGCTCGGCGCCACCAAGGAGCCGACCGCTCCTGCCGCGCAGAAGGCTGCGGCACAGTCCGACGGCGCGAAGGCACTGCCGTGACCGTACCCGCCGGAACCAACATACAGATCGGAGGGATAACGTATTTCTCCGGTCAGGATATCCCCGACAGCGTCGCCAAGGCGGCTGGAGTCTATACGGATCCTCCCGCCCCCGCAACTTCCCCTGACGAGCCGGCGAGCTCTAAAAAAGCATCGTCCTAGGCATGGGTAATCTGATGGCTCTGGCTGAATCTGATCTCGCCGACTCAATAGAGGGCGAACTGGGAATGCCCGTGATACTCACGGCGCCCGATGGAACCGTATACGCGAAGAACGCACACAACACGGCTCTCCCCCTCCTCGGTATGATCCGATTCGACCAGACGCGCATCACGGAGACCGGCGAAGTCCTCGTAACCCCCAACCCGCAGGTCACCCTTCGTCGGTCTTCTCTTTCTCGTATCCCCGTTTACGGCGAGACCTGGTCGATCCTCATCCCTTCAGGCCCCGCGGACGCCGTCGCCGATACCCGGTGGATGCTCGATACCACGCGAGTCCCTGAGGGGGGCCTCAGCATCGGATTCATCCGCCTCTACCTCCAGAAGGCGGCCCAGGCGTGAGCATGATGTTTCAGACTGCAAAAACCGCGCTCCTTGCGCTGCTCGCAACCGGCGCTGCGTCGGGGGGCTATTCCGTTGTTGGCTCCGAGATGCAGTCCCACGACGCCGACGACATCGCGAACCTCTCGCACGTCGAAGTCACCTATGAGGACGGAGATTTCCCCAAGTCTCGCGGTTCCATGGGCTCTGGACCTTCCGCCCATGACGTCGTCTACCAGGTCAAGCTTCTCGTGGTTTCGGCGTCAGCCGTCGACCTCGCCACACTCAACAATCCCTCGGCTACCCGAGCACAACTAGCGACAGCTCTCGCGCAGAACACAAAAGCCGCCGACGCCGCAGAGACCAAGATGGACGCCCTCATTTCTTGCCTCTGGAATCTCATCATGCAACCAGCGAATCAGGCCTTTGGCCTTACGGGGCAAGTTGCAAATCGCTGGATCCCGCATATCCAGAAGGATCCAGTTGGAACCTCGGGGGCCTACGCCTCTCAGACGGCCTCGCTCAATGTCTCCTGCACAGTAATGGAGCAGCCCACCACCGTCGTCGGAGTCCAGGGCAGAGCCATCGTCGACAACGTCATCCTCACCTCCGATAAAACCGGAATCAACCTCGATAGTGCCGTCCAAGGCACGAAGGCAGGCACCTAATGTCCATCACGAATTCCTCGCTCGCAGCCGGAGTTGGCATCGGCATGCAGCAGACGGTCTTCCAGCCATCCGCACAGAATCTGCCGCGCAAGATGCTTGTCATCGGCACGCCCCTCGCCTCTGCCACTGGGTGGACCCCCGCACAGCCCCAGCTCATTCTCAACCCTGCCGACGGCGCCGCGCGCTATGGTGCGTCGTCTTGCCTCGGGCGTCTTCTGGCCGCGGCCTTCGCCGGGACAAACTACGGCGTCCCCATCTACGCCTTCCCTGAGACCGAGACCGGAACCGCCGCAGTCTACACCACAACCTTCACGGGGACTTCGACTGCGGCGGGGATCCTGTACCTTTACGTCGCGGGCACCCTCTACCAGGTCCCCATTCCCTCAGGGACCGCAGCCACTGCCATCCCTGCCCTCGCCATCGCCTACCTCAACGCTGACCCGTCCTGTCCGGTCACCGCATCCGGAACCGCCACGCTCATTTGCACCGCAGACTCCAAGGGCATTTGGGGCAATGGCATCACGATCGCTTATAACCAGACCCCCGGAGACCAGTTCCCCGCGGGCATCACCGCCGCGACCGTCGTCGCCACGACCGCAGGCGCCGGCGTTCCTGGTGTCGCCGCCGACATCGCCAACGGCCTCGGATCTTCGTCCGCTGCCAACCAGTACCAGTTCACGGACATCGTCCACGGCTACCTCCAGGACGCCACAACCATCGCCGCTCTCTCGACCTACAACGGTGTCGGCAACGTCCTCGCGGGCTGCTACGACAACATCGTTGCCCGCCCCTTCCGCGTGCTCATGGGAGACACTCTGTCGACCGGATCAGCGGCCCTCACGGCTCTCCTGGCGATAGCCAGCGCCGCCACCACCGACCGCACCAACGGGATCGTCGCTGTCCCCGGTAGCCTCACCCACCCCTCAGAACTCGCCGCTATCGCCATGGGTCTCATGGCCAAGGTCGCCGCGAACAATCCCGCCCAGTCCTACGTCGGGCAGATCCTCACGGGAGTCGACCCTGGATACGCCTGCGCTCAGGCAGGGAACCGGTGGACAAGCGACTTCAACAACCGGAATACGGCCGTCTCGGGCGGAATTTCTCCGACCCTGACGCTGGGATCTACGGTCGTCCTGCAGAACGTCGTCACCTTCTACGGTGCTAACCAGTCCGTCCCTGTCAACTCCAACATCTACCGCGAGATGCGCAACATCGCGCTCACCCAAAACATCCTCTATAGCAAGGGGCTCAACTACGCCGCCGCCAAGTGGGCTGGATACACCATCGTGGCCGATGCGTCGACCGTGACCGATCCCGTGGCGAAGCTCCTTGTGCGGGACGTCAACGCCGTCATCGATGACGAAATCGCCATGGCGAAATACTTCCAGTCGAAGGGCTGGATATACACGGCGGACTTCACCATCAAGGCCCTCAAGACCGCTGGTGCTGTCTCCGTTCGCTCGGGCGGCGACGGGTTCACGATTTCCGTGCCCTACATCCTTTCCGGAATTGGAAACGTCATCAACGAAATGAACTCGATCGATACCTCGATCGCGGTGCTCACCAACTAGGAGGGGACATGGAAGACGATCCTGCAACCGTAACCGAAAAGACCGCGGCCGCGGCCGCGCCCGAAGCAACAGCAGCCGCGCCCACGCCTGAACCTTCCGCCGAGACCGTGAACGCGACGCCCGCGTCCGAGGGCGAGACCGACGTAGCCGCGGCCGCGCCTTCCGAGACAACCCTCGAAGAGGCCGACTCGGCCGTGAGGTCGATCGATCTTTCGTCCGAATTGCTCGGACGGTTGGTCGATATTGCCGCCTCCCTCAATGCGCTTGATGGAGGTTCTCGCATCGGATCCGATGTCATCGAATTGGCATTGGGAACGCTCATCAGCGTCAGGCCGGACCTCGTTCCGGCGAAAAAGGAATAGGTATGATGATATCTGGTTCGATCCTCGAGCTTAAGCTCAATGGCGTCACCTATGCGGTGCCCGCCGACTTCTCCTTCGAGTTCACCCTCTCCCGCGTCAAGAACGAGGGCGTTGCAACCTCTGGCGACACCCTCGTTAAGAAGACCCGCGTCGTCCCCGAGGCGAAGGCGGCGTGTATCGCGTCCGTGTCCGAGGCCGACACGCTGCGCGGCCTGGCCGAGGGGCTTACGCAGATCCCGATATCGGTCAAGGTCGCCGACGGTTCCTACCTCAAGGGAACGGGATGCATCCAGTTTGAGAAGTGGTCCACCGAGGACTACAAGGGCGAGCTCACGCTTATCCCGAAGGACAAGTGGGAAATTTTCGCCGCGTCCGGTAGCTGATCGTAGATATAGGGCGCGGACGGAACCATACAAACGTCCGATCCGCGTCCTTTAGTTTTTCAGGAGGTGTCTAATGTCCAAATTCGGTTTGTCCAACCCGCCCAAGCCCTTGCTCTCCCCCGAGAACGCCCATGCCGCTGTCATGGAGATCGTGGGGTTCTATCAGGTCAACCTCGACGCGAAGAAGGAAAGCGAAGCGGAAAAACTCGAAGTCATTCTCGACGATCTCGAGAACTTCTACGCCCTCGGCTATCTCGAGAATCAGCCCAAGGACGGAAGTTTTTCCGTCGTCCAGCACCGCCAGAAGGCCCCCGAAGGCACGTCGAAGGATGTCACCTACGGCGAGCTCACCGGAGCCGATCGCCGCAAGCTCAAGGTCAAAGCCTCGGGCGAGATGGGCGCCTTCGACATGCAGTATGCGCTCATGGCCACCCTCTCCGATACCACGATCGAGTTCATCGCAAGCTTCAGATCGCCTGACTTCTCGGTCATGGAGGCGCTCGCCGATTTTTTTATCTCGTTCTGAACCGAGGGAAGATCCTCGAGTTCATGTTCAACGTGAAGTACCGCGGCGGAAGCTATGACGAGGTGGAAGCTATGACGTTTTCTCGACTTGCCTTCTGGAATGATTACCACCTCCTCCTTGAACGCCGAGAGAAACAGGCGGCGACTAAGTGAGCATCAAGCGCGCGGTGGAAACCGTCTTCTCAATGAACGATAAATTCTCGGCCCCCTTGGAAAAGATAAAAGCCAAGACGGCGGGGATCGGGAAGATCTTCGCCGGAGCCTTTGGCGCGGGTCTCGCCATGAAGGGCCTTGAGGGTATCGGGAGGGCCGCGAAGACTGCAATCGAGCAGCTTCCCGAATTCGCGGAGAAGGCCGACCAGATTGAGCGCTTTTCGCAGATCTCCGGCATAGGGGCCGACGCCCTGCAGCGGTTCCAGTATGCCGCTAAGATGGCGGATGTCCCTGCCGAAACCCTTGAAGGGGCCCTCAAGAAAATGTCCGTCGGTATGGCTCAACTCGAAAAGCACCAGGGCCCCCTCGAGAAGGGCCTGCGCCGCATCAACCCGGGCCTAATGATGCAGCTTCGCAACGTCAAGGACAACAAGACGGCTTTCCTTCTCGTCGCCGACGCCGTCCAGAAAGCCAGGACCGCGCAGGAACGAGCCGCCATCGCTCAGGCTGCCTTCGGAAAGACCGGGCAGGAACTTATCCCCATGCTGATGAAGGGTAAGGCGGGGCTGTCGGAGATGATGAAAGAGGCCGACAAGTACGGATCCGTCATTGATGGCCCCGCCCTCGAGGCAGGGAAGAAACTAGCCGACAACCTCAAGCACCTGCGAGGGACTATCGACGGCGTTAAGAATACGGTTCTAGGGAGCCTAACCGAAGCTATTCAACCTTTCGTTGACAAAATATCGGAGTGGGCTGCGGGCAACCGAGCACTGATAGCCACAAAGGTCGAGCTGGTCATCAGGAAGGTAGGCGATGCGGCTCTCTGGCTCTACAGGAATTCGTCCTGGCTCGTCCCGACCGTCCTTACCCTTGTCGGAGCATTCGAAGCGCTTGTCCTGGTTTCGAAAATAATCACGGCCGTCCAGATCGTTATGAATTCGGCATTTCTTGCCAACCCGATTACATGGGTTGTGATCGCCGTTGTTGCTCTTGTCGCCGGATTTGTGATCCTGACACAGAAAATTGGGGGCGTTGGGAATGCCTTCAGGTTCCTCGGTGGTGTCATCATGGCCACGCTTCTGGCGCCCGTGAACCTGGTCATCGACGCAATAAAGGCGCTTTTAGGGCTCGTATCACTTATCCCTGGGGTCGGGACAAAACTCAAGCCCGCCCTCGATGCGATCAACGGTTTCCAGTCCGGCATGAATAAGACCCTCACGGGAAGCGATAAGGAAACCGATTTCGCCGGTATCTGGAACGCCAACAAGGCCCCGAACGACGCAGCGATCCAGGCTGGGGGATCCCATCACATCCTTGACATCGCCGGAGCTCCGAAAGATTCGAAGCTCACTACAACCAGGGCTGCACCTGACTTCACCGCGAACCTCGCCTGGGGGCAGAACTGATGGCCACCTGGCAGGATCGCGTCGCCTCCTCAATAAAGCTCACGTCTCCGCAGTCCGGAACTGTTTTCACGCCCTACTGGCGCGGAGATGATATTTCGATCGCGAAGCGTGTCGGACAATTCAAGTTTCCGCTGATTGATGGGACGGTGACGCAAGACCTTGGCCTCGACGGCTTCGGGATTCCGCTCACGCTCTACTTCGCGGGTGAAAACAACGATCTCGATGCCTGGGCTTTTGCCCAGTGCTGGACGGAGCGCGGCCCCTGGACGGTTATCCATCCCGTCTATGGTACCCTCTCTCTTCAGCCCCTATCCGGGACTCTCAAGGTGCAGCCGGTAGAATCCGGCAACATCACCGTCGTCGAGTCCCAATGGATCCGCCCTGTCCAGCCGGGAACTTTGGCGAGTGGTGGCAAGGTCTCCGGATCCGGTAGCGCAGGCACCCTCTCGAGTGTCGGAGAGATAGCCGGGGCGATCAACGCACAGATCGACACGGTCAACGCCTCTGCCGCGGCCGCTTTCGCTGCCTGTCCTCAATCCACGATCGACAACCTTTTTTCGGCAGAAACGCAGATCACGCCTGGTATCACGATCGTTAAGGCTGCGCTCATGGGCATCAACGCGGATGTCAACCGAATCCAGAGCCAGATCAACGCCGAGTTTTTGTCTTTCCCCGGAGACCTGGCTACGATAGCAGGCCTCGCGCAATCCCTCATCCAGACTCCCGCGCTTATGGCTGGCTCCCTTGCTGCACAGATCAGCCGCTACGCTTCCATGCTTGCGGGGATACTTGGCACGCTGCCATCCTCGCTGGCGATTCCTAACACAAACACCTACAACGCTGTTGCGGCGACGGAGCTCCTTGCATCCGCAGCGCTCTCTGCCTCGGCGCTGGCGGTGATCCTTACAACGCCAGCCACGCGTCCTGATGCGGTGGCTACCCTGAATCAGATCCTTGCCATGTGGAATTCGATGACGGCGTCCTTCGATGGTTTCCAGACGGCCTTCGCGGGGAATTCCCTTGTCGGGCAGTATTTCACCGCGGCCCAGTCCTATACCGATCTTTCTCGCCTCATCGCTCTCGCGGTTCAGTATCTCCTTTCGGTCATCTTTGACCTCAAGTCAGAGATTCGTTTCACGCTGAAAGCTGAACGCGCCCCGTTCGAGATCGCCGTCTCCTACTACGGCCAGAACGGCTGGGACGACACATACTTCGACGCCTTCATTGCGTCAAACAATCTCACGGGAGACAGGATCCTCATACTCCCTGCGGGGTATGAGGTGGTGGTGTATGCCTAGCCCCTGGCCAACTCCTGGAACCACCTACACCGTCCAGCCGGGGGATACTCTTCGGCGCATTTCACAGAAAGCCTACGGGGACGAACTGCTCTGGCCCAGGATATGGCGTGCGAACACAATTCCCTCCGGAAACCCTGATCTCCTTATTATCGGGACGTCTCTGTTCATCCCCGGAGAAGCAACCAGCCCCGCGCGCCAGGCCGCTGATTCCGCTCGCTTCAAGAGCAAGGACCCGCTCTCCTTCACCCTTACGCTGAAAGGTAAAGAGATACCGGTATCCTCCTCTCGAGTGACCAGGTCGCTTGATAGCCTTGCAGACGGCTGCGTTTGCGAACTTCCCTGGACTCCTGGTGCCGATTCTGCCCTCGATTCCCTTATCAAGCCTTACGGTTACACTCCAGCTACGTGGGCCCTGGGATCGACTCATGTGGGCACAGGGTTCCTTTACATCGTCGAAAATGCGGTAGACCCGGATTCCATCATCAAAACGCTTGAGTGCTTCACCGGCACGGTTGACCTTATCGATTCCGTCATGGCTCCGAACTATGCCTACGAGTGGGACGGGGCCAGCCTTCGAAACATCGCCAGCCAGATCGGTAAAGACTTGGGCTACGGTGTCAAATTTAATATTCCAGCCTCTCTCGCCGATGCTCCCTACCCGCTCTATGTCACCATCGAGAAAACTACCAAGTACGGTGATTTTCTCATCCATCTAGCTGCCAACCTCGGGATCCTGGTAGGGAATGATGAGTATGGAAACATCGTCTTCAGCCGCGTGGATTCGGGAGCGAAACCAGTAGGATCTCTCATCGAAGGCGACTCGAATTTCCGTTCAGGGACCGGGTGGAAGATTAAGTTTGACGGTCGTAAGCGGTATCACACGTACAGCGTCATCCCGCAGTCCGGAGATGCTACGGAGCCGCCCCTCTCGTCCTATACCGACCCGGGTGTCCCCGCGACGAGGACAATGGTCTACGAAGGCGACGACATGGACGGGGGCATCGCCACCATGAACGCCAAGTGGCGCCGGAATAAAACGCTCGTCGACGCGCTGACTTTCCCCTTCCCCGTCGTCGGCTGGTATGCACCCAATGGCGCCTTGTGGGCCCCTGGCCAGATCGTAACGATCAAGTCTCCGAGCGCCCACGTTAACACGGGCTTCAATTTTCTCATCCGCGAAGTGGAATACGTTTTCGAGGCGAGCGGCTGCTATGCCACGCTTAAGCTCGTCCCGCCCTCTGCGTACAACGGCGACGAGGTCATCAATGAGCCCTGGGGGCAATCATGATTCGAAACGGAATTTTGAAAGGGACTCGGACGACTGTAGCCAAGGGTGGTAAAAAGACTGTTCGCCAGTTGCAGGTCGCGCTGGCAGGATCGCAGGGGCGGGATCTCCGCACCGTCCAGGACACGCCTCACGCCGGCATTGACTGTAATCCCCCTGTTGGCTCTCTCGTCATGACCCTCGAGTCCGGATCATCGATCCGATTTGGAATTTCAAGTTACGATTTCATCCCTCCAACCGCCAGTCCTGGCGAGTTCGAAATCTACTCGAGTGACGGCTCCAGCAAGAAAGCGCGAATGAAGGCGAAAGCTAACGGAAAGCTTTATCTTGCGAGTGTTTCTAACGCCACAAATCTACGAGATTCTCTTGACCAGCTTGCCAATGCCATAAAGACTTTTTCGAGTGCAGCCAGCCAGTCGGCCATTACCTCTGGCGGTTCAACGGCGGCGACACTTGCGGCCGCCATTGTGTCGCTTTTTATTCCCCTCCAAGCATCTATTATTTCTGCTAAAACAGAAATTGATTACCTACTGGACAACAACCCATGATCTACGACACCTACTCCGGAGATCCCAAGATCGTCATCAGCGGCAACGGCGCTGATTTCGTGTACAAGTCGGGACAGCCCGTCATGGATCAGGGCATCGAGAACCAACTCACACTTGCCCTCTTCACGCGCAGAACTGATCCCCGTACTGGGTTCGGATGGCCTGGTAACGTATTCCTTCAGTCTCTTCAGCAGCTAGGATCCGACTTCCAGGACGTAGCGGCGGATGTGCAGACTCTCAAGTCGGTCACCATCGATATCCCTAACGCCATCAGCGCCGCGCTCGCTGACCCGATCTTCAGTATCAAAGCAATAGACGTCTCGAATCCACAGTCTACCGCCGTCCTCGCCCAGATATCGGTCGGTGCCGGCAACCTCACTATCAAAGGCAATCGCGACACCTGGCAGGCTCAGTACTTCAACCCCGCCTCGAGGAGGCTGTAATGCTCACCGTTCTCACCACCGCCCAGCAGACTGCGAACAACCTCGCATTCATCGAGGGGCGCCTCAACCAGACGACGCCTCCCGGGAATAAGGCCTACAACACGGTCCTCGCCGTGGCGCTCGCAATGCAGAACACGAGCCTTTACAGGTTCGGAGTCGACCGCGCAAAAGCAGCTCTCATCTCCACCTCTTTAGGATCAGATCTCGATGCCCACGGTGTTGACTGGAACACGCCACGGAACGCCGCAGAGGCATGGTCAGGCACGGCCACACAGCCTTGCACCGACGGCACGACGATCCCCCTCTCTACCCTTTACATCGGTCCCACTGGCCTGCAATACCAGGTCCAGGCGAGCGTCACGGCGCCGTTGGGAGTGTCCGGATCCGGAGCGACGCTCACCATCGTGTGCCTATCCGCGGGGTCGGCTGGGAACCTCACTGCGGGCGCAACGCTTACCCTACTTCAGCCCATCTCCGGAGTCACGGATTCCGCCACAGTGACCACGGTAACGAACGCGGGGACCGACACCGAGACCGACGCCGTCTACCAGGCTCGGCTCCTGGCTATCGAGCAGGCCTCTGGTGGCGGCGGGAACGCGTCCGACTATCGCAACTGGGCGCAATCGGTTGCCGGTGTGGCCAAGGCATACCCCTACGCCGGGCTGCCCTACTACGCCTACACGGCGAGCGCGAATCCCTACGGCGCTCAGGCGATCATAATCTCGGGATCGCCCACAGGTGGGATTTTTACCTTGTCGTTCAACGGGAGCACGACGTCGACCCTGGCGTACAATGCTGGAGTGGCTGCGCTTCAGACAGCCCTGCGCGGGCTTACGGGCGCCACAGCCGTCACCGTCACGGCCTTGACCGCGGGTTTCCTGGTAACGGGATTCACGACTTACGCGCCGATCTTCCTCTCTGTGAACTCCCTTGCGGGGGGCACAAGCCCGACCGTGCTCTGCCTGCCGAACAATCCCCCGTGCCGCACGATCTATGTCGAGTGCCTTCCGTCGTACATCTCCACAGGGATCCCGGATGCGGCCCTTCTGGCCTTGGTGAAGTCTGCGATCACTTACGACAGTTCAGGAGTAGCCCGCCAGCCCCTGGGGCTCACGCAGGCGACGCTATTCGTCATGCCGATCACTAAGACACCGATCTATATCACCATCCAGAGCCTCACGGTTCCGGCCACAACGACCTCGGCGACGGTACAGGCGGCCATCTTGTCGGCGGCCACAGCGTACCTCGCCACTTTCTTCCCTTTCGTGGATGGCGTCGACGCAGCGTATTCGCGCAACGACCTCATCACCCAGGTCAATCTGGGCGGGGCTGTCCAGGCTGCGCTCACCGCCTATGGAGCTTCGGCTCTCGGGGTTACTTTCGGCATCACGCTGTCGGGATATCTCACATCGTATCAGCTCTCCCCTGGGGAGAGGCTTACCCTTGGGGCGATAGCCTATGTCTGATCCTACTCTGCTTCGCCGTAATCTCAACGCCCTTCTTCCCTCAGGAGCCGCATGGCAACCCGCGCCCGGAGGATCCATGGATTCCCTGCTTGGAGGGTTGTCCGATTCGACGCAGGCGGTCCATGACTTTCTTGCCGGCCTCGGTAATATTAGGAATCCCCGGAGGACTCCTGTCCTGGCGGACCTCGAGTATGAATTCGGCCTCATCACCGATTCCACGCAATCTCTGGCGCAGCGCCAGAATATCCTCGCGGCCCAGATGTATCAGCGAAACGGACGAGGCTCAGCGCCTACCCTACAGGCCCAGCTCAACGTCGCAGGGTTCAGCCAGTGCCTCGCCTATCAGAATGATCCGGCGGTTGATCCCAGGCCCTTCCTGGCCGTCACCTTTGCCATGTGCGCGGGGCTTGCATCCGGTGCCGGGAACAGCTACGCGGGATATTACACCGGAGGATCTTCGCCTCCCTATGCGGCGTTCGCGGGGGCCTATGGTTTCTGTGAGCTCGTAGTCAACGGGGCCCAGTTCCAGAACAATCCACAGTACATTTCCTGCGGCTATTTCCCGGCCAGCGTGGGATACGTGCAATGTCAGACCCCGACCATGTACACCTACAACTACGCGGGCGGCTACTTTTATCAGAAGCAGGTTTCCATCCCCTGGGCGGCGCCTGCAGACTCCTGGGCGTGGCCGCTCGTCTTCTTTGTGGCAGGCTCGGCCACGAGGGACGGGAACGGGTATATCACCGCGCTCACCCCTGCGCAGGTCCCGGCGTCACAGGTTCCCGCTTTGAAGCGGATCATTCTCAAGTACAAGCCCCTGCACACCTGGTGTGTGCTGGCCTATAACGCGGTCTGATTTTCATCAAGAATTAGCGTCCAATTTATTCGGACATATAACGGAGGTACAAAGTGCTGGCGTTTGAGAACTTCGTCATCAATTACTCGGGAGCCTTCCCGGCGACACAGGCGGTCAATGCGAGCGCGGCGGGGGCCACGAACGGGACTCCGTACATCGCCGCGATCCTCAATCAGGAATGGGGGCCCCTGCAGGACCTCCTCCTCCTGGCGGGGCTGGTTCCCTCGGGCACCACGGAAGTCGCGCGAGGGGCATCGTATACGCTCTCAGGCGTCGGTCAGCAGGTCCGCCAGGCCATGGAGAACCTGTACGGAGCTCCAGGAGAACTCGTCCTCGACGTGATTCCCCCCAATGGGACCTACTTCAGCCAGACGATGGCCTACGGGGCGTCGGCGGGTGGCGCTCCTGCCTGGTACTCCTCGAGGCGAGTACTGCCGTGCCAGGGGCAGGCCGTGCTCATTTCGTCCTATCCCGAGCTCGCGGCCGCGATCTACTGCGGCGACGGCAACAACGCATCGGCCCCCTACTGCTACAAAGCCACAACGAACTCGAGCCCGGGATCGAACCGCTCGACGGCAGGAACCTACATCGTCCTACCGGACTTCAGGCAGGTGACGATAAGAGGTTGGTCAACAGCTTCTTTGTCGAAGGATCCTGACTATGCCTCCCGCCTTCTCGCGAGCCAGCAGGCGGATGCCTTCCAGGGGCACTGGCACAACTTCATCTACGCCTATCAGGACGTCAACTACACCAATGTTGATTACCTCAACGCCGGAAGTCCTGCCACGACCAGTTACAGAACGACAACCGGGGGCACTAGCGGAACGATGAAAGTTGGCGCGCCCGCACAAGACGGGAGCAACGGAAGCCCCCGCACGGGAACAGAAACCCGGATGTACAACGCGTCCTGCAATATCGGAATCAGGTACTAAGGAGAATCTAATGAAAATAGTTTTCGTTCAGAACGTCGACGGTTACGAGGTGGTGCGGGGATTCTGCGAGGCGGCGCTCGATCCGGTGGGCACGGCGGCCAGGATTGCGGATGACATGGCCACCTGCCCTGAGGAGATCGCCCGGGCGCAGAAGCATGCCCAGATCGAGAGCGCCTATGAAGGTGTACGGAAGGCTGCGCAGGCGGCTGCCAATGCGTACGTGGCAGGCGACCAGGCCACGAACCTCGCCAAGTCCAAGGAGGCGGCCGACTTCCAATCCCAGGGCGAAGCCCTCGCCGCGGAACTGCCCGCACTCAACGCGGCCCTGGAACAGAAGCGCGCGGCCCTCTCCGCCGAGAAGGGCGTGTACTTCACACCAGCACAGGGGGAATTCCTCTGCACGGAGGAGCAAGTCGCTGCCTGGAAGGCCCTCGAGGCCGCTGGCTCTGTCGTCACGATGGATGGCAAGCAGATCCTGGACAAGCGCGGCGTGGTGTACTGGATCAAGGGCGCGACGTGGGCCTCAGTGATGATACGGAAGCTCGGGGAAGACATAGCCGCCGGCGGGATACTCGACGGTGATCTCTCGGACACGCAGAAGGCTGAAATAGCCTCACAGATTGAAGCGGCGCGAGTTTCCGACCTCCCGGACGCTGCAAAGCTCGCGGAGGCCTCTGCGGCCCAGCGGACGGCCAAGGCTGCCGTGGTTTCGGTACAGGCCGAGGTCTCGGCAGGGATATCAGACCAAGCCGCGCTCGATGAAGCGCTTGCGGTTTATAGGACCAGGCTCGCGGAGATCAACGCCAAATACAGCTTGGCGCTTAAATAAGAAAAAAGCGGCCGACTGGACATCGACCGCTTCGCACCTCCCCCCTCTTGAGGAAACTCAGGAGGGGTTTTTCTTTGGCTTGACGACGCGCCTGAGCTTCATTGAAATGGGCACGGTGCCCAGGTCGGGGATTTCCCCATGGCCAACCTCGACGACCTCCCACTCAATCACGTCTCGGGATGGAGTGGGCTCCCGGATCGTGATCTTGTCCCCGGGTCTCATTGTGTCACCGCTACGACCTGGCCGCTGAAGGCCGTGGAGGCCCCGAGGGTGCCTGCCGTCGTGTTCACCGGAGCCTCAAAGGTGCCTGACGCCGTCGTGTAAAAGAGGACGCCGCCTACCACGGACCAGGACAGGACTCCTTCGGGCACGAGCTCCGGGTCGGTGACGGTTCCGTCATTGTCGAAGGTTGCCATGGCCACGCCGGAGAAGGTGCCGTCATCCGGACCCGCGAAGATCGCGCCCCCCGAGTAGGTCCAATTGGTCACAGCGGCGGCTCCAAAGTTTTCTCCATCCAAAATGTGAGAGACAGGAACAGCGGCAGTGTCATACCTGGTCAATGCTCCACTGGAATCGACCTTGAAAGTTGAGGTGCCGCTCGACCAAATCGATGAATCGCAGAAAATCCCGAATCCGATATGAGTTGCAGCGAGACCAATGAATGAAGAAACTGGAGTTGTGGCAAAGGAAATTACTGTTGTTCCCTGTGGATTAAGGGTAATTGGATATGCTGAAAAATAATTGACTCCTGATCCTGGTATCACTTCTTCGTTTTGCAGCAAGTAAAGGGAATATCCGTCGGAGCTGCTAGCGATCCATGAACTCCACGCAATTGATGCTCCGGGAAGTGCTAGGAAGAACCTATATGCCGAACTTTGATTCCCGAAGTCGATCGTTGAACTAGCCGTGATGATGATTGCCTGCATCATCTGTGAATTAGAAGCGTAAATTGCATAGATATTTCCGACAGAATCTGCATAAAGCCATGTATTCTCAGCCCATATAAACGTCCCGGACCGCAAGTTTGTACTTGTATCCCAGGTCGCGGAACCCGTCGACAACACGCTCGCCACCCCTGTGGCCATGTCCATCTTGTAGATAGATCCCCCCGCGACGTACCAAGCATTCTCCCCTCGCGCGAAGATGTTCGCCCAGTTGTCGGGTATCACGGAGACGCTGGCGATCACTCCCGTCGAGATATTGAGGGTTGACGTGCCGGAAGATAGGGGCGACGCCCAGGTAAAGAGGATGTAATCCTCCGTGAGCTGCACGGCCTTGCTCACGGTCGCGGTGACGGTCAATCCCTCAGAATCCAGGAACGTCACAGACTCGGGCACGCCGGCGGACGAGATCGCTCCCAGCGTTGCCGAGGTCCCAGTCACGACGTCGCGTCCCGTGACCGATCGAGCAACCTTCGCCGCAGTCCCCTTGAGGTAGATGCCTTTGACGCCGGAGATCGAAGCGGTTGAGGGGATTCCTGTGGATGTCTTGGGCGTCGAGAACAGGCCGCAGCCGGCGAGCGCCAGGATCACGGCCAGCACGGAAAATAACTTCATTCCTTGAACCGGCGGAATCCTGGACAAGACGCTTTTGAATGATTTCATATTGTCTCCTTGGGGAGATATCGAACCTTATCCCTGCATACGCAGGGAGTCAAGCATGTACATATTGTCCGATTATTTCGGACGTTGTATAATACTATCACCATGGGTGATCGAGAGAAAGAGATTGCTGACGAATATCTGCGGGGCCTGTCTCCCTCCTCGCGGCGGTTCCGGATCAACGCGGGCCAGGCCTGGGCCGCGGCCCCGAAGGACACGCTACACGTCTCGAAGCCTACGACGGTTCGCGTGTATCCTGGCGACGTCGTCCTCCACCGGGCCAGAGTATTTCATGGGGCGCCTACGGGATTTTTCGACTACTGTGGTTGGGACGAGGTGCTGATCACGCAGGACATGGTCGGCCAGAAGGTTGCGATCTTCTGCGGGGACGAACTCAAGAGCGAGCACGACCGGCTGCGGCCCGAGCAGAAGCGGCTCGGGCAGAGCCTGGAAGGCCATGGCGGGCGGTGGCGGGTTATACACCTGGGCTCCGATCGGTCGCAGTGCGCTTGATCTCATCAATTTTGGTATTTCCCCTGAGCATATCCAGCAAGTCAGCGCGTTGAATTTCCGTAAACGCGATCAGTTCGAAAACATCAAAGCCATCGTTTTCTCGGTTCATCCGGATATGGCCCTCGTCGTCCTCTTCGATTGTTACTGTCCACTTTTTCATGTGCTCTCCTTTTCGTCCGGGAATATCTTCCCGAGGCATTCCAGAACCTCTTGCCGGACGGCGACGTCCTTGCAAACGATCCGGACCGTGTATCCTCGGTATTCGATCTTGATCTTCTTGTTCTTCCTAAACATGCCGTAGAGCCCGTCGCGCCTGGCTCTTCCTAGTATCTGGCCAGCAGTAAGATTCTTCACCTCTGTGACATCGGCCATGTTTGAGGCGTACTTCGCCGCGCCGTACTGGTTGGCGACCCAAGCGACCGGCCTCCCGATGCGGCGAGCGATCCCGGCGTTCGTGAGTCCTGGGGTCTGCTCCTTCAGGCGGTCGAAGGTGTCCACGAGTTCCATGGCGCTCATTTGCTTGCGGTGCGTGTTCTCGACGAGCTGGATATAAATCCTCTCGTCCTCGGAGATGTCGGACCTGATCACGCAAGGGATGGTCTCGTCTCCGTGCATTTTCATGGCCAGGAAGCGCCGGTGCCCCGAGATGATCTCGTACCGGCCCCCGACCGGCCGGACGATGATCGGCTGTAGGATATCGAAGCGGTCGATGCTTTCAGCGAGATCCGAAAGCTCGGTTTCCGACTCCTCTCGGACGTTGTCCTTCTTGTAAATGAGATCGATAGGAATATTCCCCAATTTCATGCTATCTCCTCCTCCGCTTGCTCGCGGTGCTCTCTAATTTCTTTTGCCTTGAACCAGGCCCAACCGGGCTTAAAACCACGTACTTTCGCGATCGCGTGAAGCAGGGGAACGTTGGCCGTTATTCGGCCATCACAGACTTTCCAGTAGGCCCACATCGGCTTGTACCCGAGCTCGTCTGCCACCTTCAGGAGATCCTCGACGGCGCTGATGTCGATCTCGATCGCGTCCTTGAGGGCGTCAACCGCGCGACCGATGCGGTCCTGGACGTCGCGCTTCTCCTCGGGATCAAGCGTGTTCCGGGTCTTTAGAGCGGTGCGCTCTTCTAGCGTGGCATCCACGACCACAAGTTCAGCGCGGCGGGGATCTCCTTCCGACTCGGGCTTCAAGTTGCAGCCAGCGCAAGAGGCTTTGCCGCAGTACTGGTAGTCGAGGTACGGACACTGCTTTAACGGTATGTCACGCTTGGCCCGTTCACGCTTAAAGCGGCCGTAGAAGTTCCAGGCTAGATTTTCGAGGTAGAATAATGGAACGCCAGGAGCTGAGGGATCGGTATGCTCTTGGACAAGATTAGCATGGTCAAAGAATAGCGCCTCGTCCTTGCCTTCAAAAGGACGGAGAATCCGACCGACCATCTGGAAATACAAACTCCTAGATAACGTTGGCCTAATCGAAGCGCCGTATTCCACCCTGGGGACATCGAGCCCGTAAGTGGCAATTTCGCAATTTGTAAGTCCATCGATCTCTCCCTTTTTGAGCCCTTCAACCAGGGTCCGGCGCTTGGCCTCGGCCATGGTTCCCTCAATGCAAAAGAACTTGAACCCTGCCTCGCTGAACCGTTCGGCGGTCTCGTAGGCAGACTTTACCGAACGGCAGAAGATCAGGGCGCTCTTGTTCGTTCCGTCGGGGCGCTTGCCATATTTTTTGTAGTAGTCCACCACTTCGCCATAGACATGGCGCTTCTGAAGGAGGGCCTCGAGCTCGTCGGCATCGAACTCGGTGCCTTTCCGGTGGATGTCCTCCAGGCCCTCGATGGGCGGGGCAAAGTACCGCAGGGGCGAGAGGAACCCGCGCTCTGTGAGCCAAGGGATGGATGGGCCGTAGTGGATCCCGTCATAGACTTCGGAGAGTCCGCGACCGTCGAGACGCTCAGGTGTCGCCGTCACCCCTATGACCTTGCAGGTTCCAGGAGCGGCCGCGATGATGCGGATCTGCGCATCGAGGGCTATGTGACACTCGTCGAAAATGATGAGGTCGGGCCAATTTTTGATTTTATCCAGGCGCCGGAGGAGCGTGTCCTCGGAGACAACATGGACCTTAAAAGCCCTGGATTCCTGGCAACCTGCGGAGATTGATCCATGAGGCACTTTCCATCGGGTAAGGTGATCTGACCCCTGCAGGAGGAGTTCGTTCCGAGGCACGACAAACCAAACGCGGCGGTCGCGGCCGAACGCGCTCGCGATGATCTCGGCCCCGATAGGCGTCTTCCCTGCCCCTGTGGCGAGTTGGAGGCAGACGGCGCGATTGTGCCGTGTCTCAGTCTGCATGGTCTCGAGGTTGAGAACATCGTGTGTGCCCCGCAGCAATTCCCGAAGTGCGTCGACGGCCTGTGACTGGTAGTCTCTCAGCATAGGCCGAGCTCCAGGTTTCCAGCGGCCGCTCGCTCTTTGATTCCCGTAGCTCGATGCTTCGCGTCGTAGCCGGCTGGTGTGCGAATGATGTAGTGATGATTCGGCACCCCACACCATTCGCACTTATCCCCGGCTCTGGCCTTGATCCTTTCGCGGATTTCTGGCCAGTTCTTCGGATAGCGGTTCTTATCCTCAGGTCTAATTGGCATAAGAACCTCTCACCATACAACTCGATTTATTTCTCACCACAGCTTTCCCTCCTTCTGTGGTCGCAGAAGACGGCGGGGCTGGTTGTCTTGGACCACCGGCCGCCCCTCCGCACCCTCGCAAGAGTCCGAGTACTCGAAGCGATACCCCTTGTAGCAGCTCTTACCTTGGCTCATGACGTCCCACACCTGCTGCAGTTTCGCGAACCGGCGAGCAACCTTGCCGGTATTGCGGAGGCTCAGATATCCCTCTGCGCGTGGTCCAAGGGCTGACCAGGCCATGCGCTCGTCAACCCAGTCCACGGCCAGGCGCATCGTGGCGAAGTACCGCGCCACGCTCTCGCCTGGAGCCGTGACGCGGGTCCCGCGGCCGGACCTCATTTATATAGACCTGTCCGATTTGTTCGGACGCTTGAATAGTTACGCATTGGCGGCCTCGATCTTCTTGAACGTGATCGGGAACACAAACGGGTTCCCCTGTATCACCCATGGCTTGCCCCTGTATTCCCTGGTTTCCTGGATGTCATCCCAGGGATAGCTCACGTAGGACACGATGCACTTTTTCTCGTAGATGGGCTTGGGCGCGGCGTTGATGGAGTCCCAAAGGGTTTCGAATGAGTGCCTTGCAGAAAGTACATACCTTATCTGGTTCCGGGCTTTGTTGTAGTTTTCAAAAAGCTCTACGCCCATCCCGTAATCAAATCCCAAATAACGGACGCCTTCCGCTCTTGCGTCTTCCTCGCTTATATCCTGCAAGCGCTCGGCTCTGACGGCGGTAATTTCGAGGGTGATGCGCGATGCCCATCGAGGCATGAAGATCGAGGGACGCCAATCTCCTATTTGCCGATCGTAAAGTTTGATGTATGGGTCTTTGTCGATCGGCCCTGAATAATGCAATCTTTTATCACAATTACTGTTAGACTCACTGGCTCGATAAACAATGCGATAATCGGCATCTGTCGTATTGCCCAAAGATGACGAGATGTCGGCCTCCATGCTCCATGATTCCCTCACCCATAGCCTGTCTCCGGGCTGGCCGTAGGGACAGCGTGCTTTAATTTGTCCCTGGGCCATATATTGCATGTTGGATTCGGGTACAACTGTCGCCATTCCGCGCTCGCTTTGGGGATCGAGTATCCATCCGCCCCATCGATAGCCTGATGCGGGAAATTGCTTCACTACCCGCCGCGTCATGGTCTTGCTGCCGTCAAGGATCCTGTTCACGTTAGTTCCGGTCATCAGAATCGGAGTCATTTTCATGCCTGTTCCTCCTCATCTTCGCCGCCATCTTCCTCGTCTCCGAAGTTGTTCTTCGGGTTCAGTTCCTGCACCGTAAGCCCCGCAGACTCTGCGGCCGAGGCGATCAGTGCGTCGACGTCCAGACCTGCGGCGAGGGCGGCCGCCCTGAAGTTCTTATCGATTCCTCTGGAATAGTTACCGTTTGACTTCACGCGCCCCGCGAGAGCGATCGTGACGAGCTCCTGGAGGAAATCGATCTCTTCCTGCGCGGCCATGTGCTGCTCGAATGCCTTGTTGTAATCCAAGTGTCCGGCAGGCGGATCGTACTTTCCCTTTATCCTGGGGATTTCCCATCCTTCAACCTTGCAGATGTTGATTTTCGATTCATGCTCCATCCTGTCCCAGAAGATCTTCAAGATGGCCTTCTTGGCCGCAGGATCCATGAGCAGGTTCCCGCTCAAGATATGCTTCGCCTGGCTGTAGATCGAGAGCTTTAGCTTTTCCTCGGTATCGTTGAGCAACTTCTCGCGGGCTTTCTCGGCCTTGCGCCTGGCTTTCTCATCAGGATCCAGGTCCAGGGATGATTTAGGTATAATACCCCAGGTCACCCGGCCAGGGCTGTCGCCGGCGACGACGAGGATCCTTGTGGCGCCCGGATCCTTCTTCTTGCACTCGTGCCAATCGTAGCTATCCAGTACTCCCTTCTCTAGGCTCTGGCGCCCCCGGTACGAATCGCTGACCTCGACGTACTTCTCGTCCTTCAGCTCTTCCCGGCGCCGCTTGATCATTAACTGGCCCTTCATCTCGAAGCATTCCGGATCCGTGCAACTGTCATGCTTTCCGAGTACTTCGGCCTCGGAGAACAGGAGCGGGTTGGCCCCGGTGCGCTTCGGGCAGAGCTTGCAGCTGCCGGCGGCGGGATAGAGCTTGGCATCATCGACTTTCCAGGTGGAGCTCGAGAGCTCCAGGAGGATGTTCCTTTTGATGGAGCTGTCGAGATCCTTCACGCTGCACGTCTCTCTGTCTTTGTCCTCGAGGCCGCCACGGAATGCCAGGTCGAGGGCGTCCTTCTGCTGGATCCTGGGAAGCCTGGCGATGAGGAGGGCGTGTCCGACGGAGATCGTCCCGTCGGCGAGCAAATCCTGGGCATCGGCGATGAGGTCCAGGAGCTTGAGGCGCTGGTAGACGTAGGCCGTGGAGCGGCCGACCTGCTGGGCGATGTACTCGACCTCGCAGTGGCCTTCTTCCTCGAGGCGCTTGAAACCGTCGGCTTCGTCGAGAGGGTGAATTTCCTCGCGCTGCAGGTTCTCGATGATCTGGATCCGGAGCGCGGTCTCGTCGTCGAGATCTCGGATCACGCAGGGCAAGGTGGCGACGCCGGCGAGCTTCGAGGCCCTCCAGCGGCGTTCTCCGGCCACGAGCTCGTACTTGTCGCCCTTAGGGCGGACTACGGCCGGCTGCTGTACTCCGATGGCCTTGATGCTCTCCGCGAGCTCCTGGAGCTTGACCTGGTCGAATCCGCCGATAGTGCGGTTGTGCCCGGAGGGGACGATCTCCTCGAGGGGGATGTTGTTGATGGCTTCGTACTCGCTCATTTGATCACCCCGGCCGCGATAGCCGCGTCGAGCCCCGCGTCCGTCAGGCGGAACGCATAATGCAGGGGAAGCCCGCGGCCTATCGCGCGCTCGAGGTATCCCCTGGCGTAGAGCCTGGTCATAGCGCACTCCACGGACTTCTGGGACAATCCGGAATTGTTAGCGCATACACTTCCCTGATCGTTCGCCAGCCGAGGCTTGACATGATGGTAAGCACCGCTTTCTGGCTTTCCCCGATTTCGTTCTTCATCTCCTCTTCCTCCTTCCAACTTTCCCAAGATTTGGTTTCCCGTATCTCTCGTACTTCTTCTTTCCTGCGATCATCCTCAGCGTCCTGGTCTTCTTCAGGCGGTGCCGGACGATCCGGGAGAATTCCCTGACTAAAATGGCAGATCATCAGTAGCCAGCACCTCGGTGCTTAAAATGACGGCGCGGGCAGCCTTATTCCCGGATCCAGGATTCACGGTTTTATCTTTCTCGACGCACGCGGGGTGACGCCGTAGTTTCATCTGGTACTCCTTGGTCCCGAGGATCTTCTCGAGATAGGGATTCCCCCGGAAGATGCACACCTGTCCCGCCGAATTGACATACAGGCCCCAGAACAAGGCGGTCTTCTTATAGGGGAGGAGCTCTCCCAGGTTCAGGGAGTCTTCGCCGTCGGAGGAACGATTTTTGATGATGATGAGGATCTTGCCGAGGGTCTCATGCTTCTTGTAGTCGCCATCGATCTGGACCACCTCAGCGAAGATGCGATTGAGCATGACTTCCGGCTCATCCTCAATGCGCTCGGGGGCCTGGGCGTCATAGAGTTTCGTCAGCCACTCGCGGGCCTCTGCAGGCTCAGGGAAGCGGTCCTTGAACACGCGCCAGAAGGCGGAGAAGAGCATGGCCTCGAGGAAGGCGTATCGAGTGGAGTTGTGGCCGATCTCGCCCGCGGGGCCTGATAATTCGGACGCAAAGGAGATTATCTCAGCCAGGTGCGCCCACGTGAAGGCGCGGACGGCTCGGCAGTCGTCGACGCTGAAGGCGCTCTTAAGGATGGCCTTCTTCTCGGCCCATTCGCTCGCGCTGTCCTGCGGCCGCTGCGTGTTGACGTAGAAAAAACGCTTACGATCGGCCACGTCGCCAATGGAGTTGTCGATCGCCAGGAAGATGAACATGCGCCGGAGTTGGAACCTGAGTCCCCCCTGGTTCTGCGTCCCCTTCCAGGCGGGCGGCGTGTCGTCGCTCGTGGACACGCGCATGATCGAGACGATCTCCTTCACGTTGCGCTTCTTGGTCTCGTCGTCGGAATCTGACTCCTCTACGCCGATGGCGAGCGAATCGAAGGGGTCATGTTGCCGGACGCCTGCTCCGGATGATTCTGATCCCGTGCAGATATCCGACTGAGTCTCGAGGCGGGCCAGGGGCTTGACGATGAGATCGAAGATCGTGGACTTGCCGGATCCTGAATCGCCGGTCAGGAACCCTGCGGGGCGCCACGACAGGGCGCCGCCGAAGGGGGCGAGGACTGCCCAGCCCAAGATGCGCACGATGTCGGCCTTGGTTTCGAAGCTGAGCAGATCCGCGGCGTGGAGCATCACGGCCCGGGTCTCCGGGCTCGCGGGCGCAGCGTCGATACCGATGGACCGAGGCTGACACCTGATGTAGGTATGCGCGGGGTCAGCGCCCCCGGAGAGGACCTGGCCGTCCCAGTACAGGTAGGCGGTACCATCGGGGGTGTCATTCTTCCAAGCGCCACGACCGCGAAGGGAATCAAGGGAGAAATCTGTATCATCAAGGGTGCGGCGGACGTCGTCGATGGCCGTGTCCCAGTCGACGCCATGTTTCTGCGGGTAGTGAATCGACCACCAGGAAAGAGGCGCAAGAGTGTTGAGCTTGTCCTTGTTGAGTGTCTCGGGCTGCCAGGCATAGAGGCGGCCAGAGGTCGATAGGAAATACCCCCTCTTGTCGTCGGCTATTCCGAGGATCCGGAAAGGCGCTTCACCGGAGTCGTTTAGCGGTGGATGTTCGGGTTCCTCGTCGCCGTCTTGAGGATATTGAAGGCCCTCTGGAGCTCGCCTCTCAGCCCCTCTGGCGGTTTCGTCGTCCTGTCGCTCGATAGCCAGTTCTGGCCCGCTTCGGAGATACTCCGCCAACTCATCCGGCGTGCGTACCTGCAACGCCTCGACGATGTCCGCGCCGGCGCCATAGCGCTCGACCGCCTCCTGGAGTGGCGTGCGGATTGTAACGCGAGGATCTCCGGTATGTATTTGTATGTTTCCCTCTCGACCATTTCCCCGAAGTAGCCCACTATTCGCTCCTTGCGGGTCACTTTTCTGTATCGCATCCAGTTCCTCCTTGATCTTATTCGCCGCTCGGTAGCCTGGCTCGTCGGCGTCCGGATAGATGATGACGGTCCGCCCCTTGAGGGGGGACCAGTCGGCCATACCAGCCTTGGCCGCTCCCCCGGACCACGAGATGTGAACGAATCCAGGGATCACAGCCGCAGCCTGGGCGCACTTGGCGCCCTCGTGGATGACGACAGAAAGGTCAGGATGGGCGGCGAGCTGGTCGCGCCCGTAGAGCATGACGGGAGCCCCGGCAGATCGGACGCGCTCGCCGTCGTAGAAGTAGGTGATGACGGCTTTCTTTTTGGCCTTGAGGCCAATGTCGGTTGTCTCGGTAGGCTGATCCGATCCGCCCGTGGCAACTGGGACGGACTCTTCCCACTCAAAGCGGCCGTCGACGCCGATTACCTGTTCTACCTCATCCTTGTAGGTCCACACCCTGACGAGTGGGCCTTGCGGCGGGGTTTTCATCCTCGCCGCGATCGCAGTCAGGGCTTCGGAGGTGTAGAGCTTTTTTGCTCGAGCGACGGGGAGGGGGACAGCGACGGGAGGTTTACGCCCAGCATCTGCATGATCAGCTTGGCCGACCTTGTTCCTGTCGCCTGAATTGTTGTACTCCCGTCCTTGTTTTTTTGCAGGGTTATTCGTTCGACTTTTCTTGCCATCGGTTTCTCCTACGATATTCAATGTTCGCTGAATCTCTTCCAGCTTTTCCGGGAACGTCCTGGCGCCTCCGAGAAACCCCGCCGCCTCGAAGACGTCCCAGGTCCCGCACCCCTTGCTCGTAGCACAGACCGGGCAGTAGACATTTTCCTCATACACCACGGCGCTCGGATGCTGGTCGCCATGGGCGTGCTTCTCGGGCTGGAAGCAGGGTATGAGGTTGTCGCGCGTTATCTTGACGCCCTTGGCCACGAGGTAGTCCCTGAGACGTGCCCGCAGGGCGGATTTGTCGGATTCACTCAGCATCGGTACTCCGATCGAACGACTGGGCTGCTGATAGACTCCCGGGGGAGAGGTTGACCCCCTCCCCTGAAGTCCCTTGCTTCACGGTTCAAAAAATGTCGAGGTCACTTGAAGGGGCTACGGACGGGGCAGTCGCCGGGAAGTCGGCACCCTTCCCCGCCGTCGAGGTCTTACCGGTCTTCACTTCCTGCACGGGCTTCCCTTCCTGTCCGGATACTTCGGACGCTTGAACTGGCGCAGTCTCCGGATGACTGTCCTGGGCCTCTAGCTCTTTTGCGACATCATCGGCGCTGGTGCCCTTGGGCGGCGGGGCCTGCTCGTCTTCGACGTAGAACTCGGCCTCGACCTCAGAGGGGGCGTCTCTGTCCTCGAGGATTCCCGACGCGACGGCCTCGGCCTCGACCTTGGCCATGTCGTAGCCGAGCATCTTGCGGGACTCGCGCTCCTCGATGGCGAGCTTGCGCAAGCCGTGGATCTCTTCGCCGTCGATGACCAGAGTGCCATAGATGACGTTGCCGTGATCTTCCGTCGTCTTCTTGACGAGCACGAGCTTCAGGGGCATGCCCTGGAGGATGCCGCCCGTCTGCTGGGAGAAATACTCGAGGGCGCCGAGGATGGACGAGACGCCATTCCAGGAGTGGGTGCGGTACTTGTACACGCCGCCCAGGTCGCCCGACTCCGGGAGGAAGCAGGAGAGGATTCCGGAGACCTTGCACTTACCGGCCGCGAGGATGGGGCAGGTCTCGGGGTCGCAGATAACCTGAGCCAAAGTCTCGCCCTTGACGACGAGCTTCTCGTCTTTCACGGTGATCTCGCCCTTCCTGGTGGCTATCTCGCCATCGCCAGCACAGAGTTTCTTGCCGCCGGAATAGGCCTGGTACTGTGTGAAAAAGTTCTTGTCGATCGAATCGAAGGGCAGCCGAATCTTGAGCTCGCGGGGTTCCTTGCCGAGCTTCTCCATGATGGTGCCGTCCTCGATGAGGTTCCCGTCCGGCCCGCGCTCGGTGGTGGTGATGATGAAGTAGTCGAGCTTCTTGGGGGGCTGAAACTTCACGCCGCCCTTGGAAGTGACCTCCGCTCCCTTCATACCCGTCTTAATCTTCCCGACCTCGGCCAGGGTTTTGTTGAGTCCGCGCTTGATCATATTAGTCTTCCTCCACTTCGTCGTCCTCGTCCTCTACGGTACGGACGCGAAGCACGATTTCTGGCACCAAGTCTCCGGGCATGGCCCCCTTGTCATAGGCGAGAGTAATGGCCGCTTCTCCCGCGTTCGATTCCTGCGCGGTCTCCGCGAGCCGTCTGAGCGTTGCACCCATTTTTTCAGCGTCGAACTTCGCAGTCTCGACTTTCTCAAACCCTTTCTCGAATAACATTATCGTCCTCCTTTATCTGAACGTTTTTTCATCGAAACTTCCCAGCTTCTTATTTTTCCCGTCCACGAAAATCCACTTGTCGGCGCTTTCTTCGTCCTGGGTGGCGATGAGCCCCTTGGCGTGGGTAAGCATCTTGACCTTAAGGGCATCGCGGGACTTTTTGGCCCAGGACTCCTCATTGCCGATCTGCTTGTGTTCGTCCAGCATTTGCGCGAGCTTCTCGTCCGCGATGATCGTCCCGCAGGGGTTGGGGATCATGCGCTTGATGTCGGGGTAACTCTTGGCAGGCGGTGGGGTCTCGCCGAGAACGTAGGCCTCCCACCACTCGCGATAGTGTTTGAGCATGAGCTGCTGCAGGTCGGGGTTCGCCGGGATGCGGTACTGGTGGAAGTAGCCCATCTGCGAGAGCGTGCGGGCCCAGCCGACGGTCGGCACATATTTCTCGCCGATCTTAATGAACCACGCGCAGGGAAGGGCGCACCTATCGCGTGAGTCAAGGTCAATAGGGTTGATGTTCTGCTTCTGAAAAACCGTGAGCCCTTCAGCTTCCCAGTTGTCGGGGGTGTCGGGGAAGACCAGGACTGAGACGATGTTGAGCGGTTTGCGTGTCGCGATCATCTGATGTTGACACTGGATTGATATGTCTCGAGTAACGCGATCCGTTCCTGGCTCACCCCACTTCGTTCGCCACATGAATTCTGATGTAGTCTTGAACTCATGGATGGGACCCAAGTCATAAATCCCATCAAGGTGGCAGGTTACAATTCCTTCTGCGCAGTCTTTACCATCGAAATCAATAGCGAAGGCACGCTCTCGGTCGGTGATTTTCTCGCCCATCGCCTCCTCGGAAAGGATAATCCCCGCATCTTCAAAGGCCCAACCCCAGCGGATATGAGCAGGAAGCTCGTCATCAGGAGGCCTCACCGGGAGCTTGTATCCATGCTGCTCGTTGTATCCCGGGTGTCTTTCCTCCATGATGACCTGCCACGTTTCAAGCGACGTCGAGAATGCTGACATCCCCAGTATCGACGCTCCCCGGCTGGCGGAGATCCCGCGAGGGCTTGAGCCCATTACATAACCTCGAGGCGGGCGACCTCGCTCAACTTCTCGAGCTTGGCCTTCTGATCGGCGAGATGGGCCACAATGACGGACCGGGCGATCTTGGGCTCGACGTTGTAGAGTTGGTATCCGTCGTGGTCTCGCATGGGCCAGCCAAGCTGGCAATTCCTTGCCGTGCTTCGGATTTCCCCGTGGAAGCCGATCGACTCCTTTTCCTTCGCGAGTTCCTCGTCAACCTGGGCGAGCAGCTTCTCCCCGGCTTCAATCTCTCGGTAGACCCGCCCGATTTCATAGACCGTTTCTTTCGTGATCAAGGCTGTACCTCCCCACCGTCTCCGCTGGCCGGTCGCTGATCGGGATGGGTCTCGTAGTTCCAAGCCTCGATGAAGTATTTCGGCTGCTTGCCATTTTCCTCGTACTTCTCGTTTTTCTTGAGCGCCACGCCCATTCTGTGGCCAGCAGGGATGTTGATCCCAGTTTCGACGTTGAGCTCGCCGGCGAGGTATGCATTCCCTTCGCCGTCATGCTTGGGCCATAGGGCTCCTATTCGGATTCCCATCAGATCCTCCTGTAGACGTTGAGGCCGATGACGACCTCAACCGAATCGGTCTTTACGACCTTGTTGCCGTGTGTGCTCGACAGCACCATGGTCTTGCCCGACTTGGACGGCTCGCCTTTAGCCGAGAGGTCCACTTCGATGACCATCTTCGTCCCGTTCACCGTGATCTTGGGTTCCATTTAGTCCTCCTTTGGAAAATGGATACATTATTGAAACATCCGGATGTCGGCCGGATTCCTAGTGTCTTTCCACCGTCACACTCGGGTTGTAACCTGTCGCCTGACTAACCCCTGCCGTGGCGCCGGTTGCCAGGCCAGCAGATGGGGATAGTGTTTAGCCCCCCGATGCTTGTGCTTTTATTTCCAGGTCTTTGAGGTCTCTATCTATCTCTGCCCGACGAGACAGAAGATGTTCGATTGTCTTTGTGATGCGTTCTGATTCCTGCTTAAGACGGGAAACTACGTCCTGGGGCTCTCTGGCCGAAGCCCGGGCTACGGCGATCTGCTGCGGACTGAGATTCCCTCTCATGCCAGAGATGACAGCGCCCCGCTCGTCGGAATTCTTGATGGAAGCGATTACCTTTATGTTTTCAGCTCCCAGGTCTTTTGGAAGATCCATAAGGGCAGCAGCCATACATGCCCTTGCCCAGGGCATCGTCTGTTTGAGGACGCGCATAACGTAGTCGTCGAATCGGGCACCTTTCTGCTTGCAGAGCTTATTTGCCTCAATGAGGGCGAGACCCATCTCGCGCATAATCCTGCCTGACTCCGCGATTAGGTCCTGCAGGTTCTTGGTCGTTGATGCGAACGCTGGTTGTCTTGTCGGGTTCTTATAAGCTTCCGTCTTCTCTGCGATCGTCAGGAGCTCGTGGAAGATTGCCCAGAACTTGTTATTGTGCGCCCTGGCTCCACGGACCCCGCCTTTGTCTGTGCCATGGATGTGATGGGCGTACTCATGGAGCGCAGTGAAGAGAAGATCGTTGTCCGATGTGAAGTTTCCATTGTGGATAATGATTTCATGCGTTGCAGGCATATATAGGCCATTTATTCGCGAGTTCTTCTTGCCGGAAAAGATGACCGAAAAGTCAACTTTTGCAGGGCGAATCAACTGGAGTACTTCCTTGACGCGATCTTGGTTCATTTCTGTGTTCCCTCCTTATCTAAACTTTGGGCAATGCCGGATTCGAAGTTGCCTCTTGGAGGGGATGGGACTCGAACCCATTCTCTGAGTACCGTGTTGCGTCCAACATGCCCCAGCTCCAGCCACCCCCCATTGTTGAATAACCGGCGCGCCCCAGCCGAAACATGGTGGCGCACCGGCTTTCCAAATCACTCAGATCATTTCCCGTTGAGCTCAGGCCGTCGCGTCCTGATCCCTGGCAAGGCCGTGCATGCGTTCGCTTGCTTTCTGTATTCGCCGATAGCTGGTTATGAGGGAGAGCCCTACACCACACGTAAGGCCGGCCAGCGCAGCCAAGAAGGCATATTTCCAGACGGTCTTGATGGCCGAGGTCGTTGAGATTAAAGAGGCGGCCGGGGAGGTCCGCGCCAGGACGGGCGGACCGGACTCGAAGACGGCGGACTGAACGTTCGGCGCGATCGACGCCTGCGC